TGTTACCGGTTTTCATCGTCATATAGGCATTACCGGTTGTAGCATCTGGTACCATGCTAATCGAGGCTGGCTGATTCAGTGCGCCCACAAAGACTTTTTGAACATTTAATGAAGCTGCGCCATTATCAAACCGTAAAATCGTATTTGTGTTGCCCACATTATATCTGTAAGATAGTTTACCGTTATCATCTGGTGAAGGAGCTATCTCGTATCCATAACCATTTACATCTTGAATAGCAAAGATGGGTGTGCTTTCTACGGTTGGTGTACGTGTCAAGGTAATTTGCGAGGTAATCGTGTTTCCAACATAACCGATAAGTCTTGTTTCGGTTAAATGCACATATGTGCTTGTCTGAGCCATTTCTAATCAGCAAACAACATTTTCCCTCTGCCGTTTTTTATCTCAAATACATTCCACGCTTCAGCAAAAACATAAATATAACTTTTACGACTATTTAACCGGGAGTCTATCGCTATCGGAGCTAATTCCACGTACAAGATGGCATCCTGCGTTCGGCTCATATTGAAGGTTCCCAGTGGTTTCGTTGTTTCGGCTGGTCCAAAGGTCAGTGTGTAGACATTCATTACATTACCGTTCGGCTCTCTCGGCTCTTTTTGATTTTTATAGTAATTCGCTACATCACGATAGATTTGTGCTGAAAATTTGTTTAATCTATCTTGAATACCAACATTAAGACGGAGGGATGACAGGAAGGCGGGGGAGCCACCTTGCGGCGGATACAGTTGATATCTCTGACCCGCCTGAATAGAGGCAACGGTCTGGACTCCTACTGTTAATCGCTGGACCGACCCAATAAAATCAAGTTCGAGTGGAATCGTGATGGTGGCGTTTCGTAAGACAATTGCCTCCCATTTGGGATCCTCTACCGTAAATTGGCTCAACTGTACTTGTAAATAGGGCAGATGAAGTTGTGTGTTCTTCAGGACGTCTTGCGCATCACGTGGCAGATAAATTTGCGTGGTTTCAAGTGTCATAATAGGTCCGCCTATTGCTGACCGGGGCTTTGTCTGAAACAGTGTACCAGGGTCAGTGGCGCTCACTTTTAGTCTGAAGGTTTTATCCCACGGTTGTGGATTGAGTCGCGAATCTGACGCCTCTATCACTTCCTCTAATCGTCGTAGAAATACGCGTATTCTGAACCGTTGTGCCGTCGCCGCAAGCATAGGAAATCCCTGGTCGTCGGGCGTCTGACAGCCTAATATAGGTAGATAGACACGGAGCTGTTTAGGCGTGGCGGCTTTCGCTATTCTCCCTGGCAGCGGCGCATGCCGACCGGCTAGGGCGCCATAGAGTGACGAATTTGACTGCATCGCCACACGCCATTCCAACCATTGTCCCCAAAATTCGTGTAGAAGAATTTGGTCGTTAAAAACTTGAACTTTGTCAATCATAAGGGGTCCCACGTCCTGCGAATATCCGTATTCAACGCCATCTGTGTCGGTAATGAGTGAGTTTAAATTCTGCTGTTGCTGTGTCGCTGGAAGCCACGACGGCAAATCAATTAATAGAACTGGGCTTCTAATTATGTCTCCGATAGGCTCCAAATCAAAGTCTACCCAGCGACCCCATTCAGGTTTGTTTCGCGGTTGCGTAAGGCGCACTTCTTGTGTAAAAGCAGGTGAACGTGGATAGACACTATGGAAAAAACTTACTTTTGGATTTTGTGTAAAAAAGGTGTCCTTTTTGCCACGAGCAACAAGGTCAAGTAGACCTCCACCTGCTGACATCCCTATTCAACTCTATAGAATCTTCGTGTTAGGTTCTTTCTATCTTGAGCAGACGCACCGCGGCGGCGGCGGCGGTAATTGCTGTTGCGCCTATAACTGTAGCGATTCCTGGACGTGCCTCTCCGCCCACTTCACCAAATACAAATCCTGATAGAACACCAAAAAACGCCAGGGATGCAAACACTTCAACCGGGATTTTTGGAATTGTTCCAAAAAGCGTGCTGTACCCTATAAAACCTATGATTAGATTGAAAAGCAAGAGTGGCTTCCATGTAGTCCACTTGAAATCAAACGGTTCGATTGCATTTGTGGCACGAGCAAGTAGTGTTGCCAAGAGACCGCCCCCATATAAATGTAAGACTCCCTGGAATTCTGTAGGTTCGTATCCAGAGCGGAAGGCTATATAGATGAGGGATTCAGTGATAGCCGATATCAGAATTGCGAGGTAGCCCTTCCAATTTGAAGAGGTGGTTGGGGCACCGGTTGGAAAAATTATAAAAAGAGAACCAACAAACGAAAGCGCCAGCCATGGCAAAGCTGTTGTGGTTATCTTGTCGTGTAGGAATAACTTTGAAAAGAGAATATTGAAGAACGGATAGGTGTAAAAGAGCGACAATGATATTGCGCTAGGTAGTTCTTTAAACGCATAATACGATGAGGCGACGTGGATAGAATTTAGGACCCCCATTGTTGTTAAATGTGTGACTGATAGCGACGGTAGACGCGCAGTGGCTGAACCTAGTACAATTGCAGCAACCGTATACGTCAACATCCGTGCTAAAATTTGTGTCGGAAGATTCGTGTCTACAGACTTAATCAGCAAAGAGTATAGACCCAAAATGAATTCGGATACAATCGCTAATAGTATGAATAGGTCATTCATCCCTATACTGGCTTTGTTTATTGCTTAAGGCGTTCATGATTTAATTTACTAAAATGCCAATGGTGGGTGATACTACCGGACTGGATGTTCAACCCATCATGAAACCTATCGTGCCGCACGCATCAGTCCCGCTGGAACCCGCTAAGACGATTATGTTAACATCTATACGTATGGCTGAAGGACAGTTATGGTCCAATGGACTGTTTCAAAATATATTTATGTTATACAAACTCTTTGAGGCGGCGGGCTATATACCCTTTCTCCTTGTAGATGACAATAAGAAGCATTTGGACTCGTCTCTATACCAGAAATTTCGCACAATTGATGCGCAAGAGTGGGCGGCAAAGCCTTTTAAACTCTATGCATATATCGAAATGGGTATGTCGTGTGGACCTCAAATTCGCGGACTCTTTAAACAGGCGGGGGCGAAAACATTCAAATTGTATCTCGGTAACATTTTGAACATCGATATTGAGACACCTATGTTTCATCCTACAACCAATTTTAGCCACCACGTCGTGGGTGAAATTGACACAATTTTAGTATCACCTCACTATGACTTTCACCAAGAGTATTCGGCTGCTATTAATAAGGTCTATCCTTCCGTCAAAATAGCACCGTATGTATGGGAGCCTCTATTCATCTCGGACATGATTGGAACCTATAAACATCCGACCACTGGACCGTACTCCTTTACAATTATTGAACCTAATATTAGCTTTCAAAAGTCATCTCTAATTCCAATTATGATATGTGAGGCGTATTACAGGCGGTATCCTGATAAGGTCCATGAAATTGCGGTTATAAATGGTGTAAAATTGTTGGAATCGCTCTACTTTAAAAATACAATTTTACCGACGCTTGAATTACACAAGGCAAATAAATTACATCTGTTGCCGCGCGCCGATACACGGAGCATCGCTAAAAATCTTTCGTCGAATATACTGGTACAGCATACCGTGAACAATGAATACAATTATATCTTTTTTGAACATCTTATGATGGGATTCCCTGTTGTACACAATTTTGAACGTCTCAAGGACTACGGATACTATTACTCTGGTGATAGTATAAAAGAGGGTGAGGAGCAGATTCGCAAAATTTTGTTGACACATCATATGCGTACAGAAGCCTATAAGTCTGCTGCTGCTCAGCTCAGCTGGAATTTCTCTATTTCAAATCCAGCAAATATAAAGGGCTGGATGGAGATACTTGATACTTAAGGTCTGCTTTACATCTTCTACTAAGATGCGCATTGGCGTGACCAATTTGTTCAGGGGCTCATCGTTTAGCGGCGCGCTGCCACAAGTTGCGACCTACTTGGCGCATGCGCTCAAAGATCTTGGGCATGAAGTCGAATTTCTGCTTCCTGGTGATTCTGATGACTGGTTTATAGATTGTGAAAGTCTTAAAGGAGTTATTCCCACTGTAAAACTTCTGAACAATACACGCATACAGACATACCATATGGTTATTGAAGTAGTGTGGTTTGTTCCACCTGAAATGCGAAAACAATTGACCCAGCGTTCGGTCATGTTCTATCATTATCCGCCAGTATTCTATGACATTGAAAGCAGCACGTATCCGTTATCAAGTCAGACGCGCGAATTTACTGGCGTCCACGCTGTGTGGACATGGTCACACTTCACGAAAACTGACTATGAGTATTTAGAGTTTCTTACTGGTTGTCAGGTATTCAAGGTACCGTTTCTATGGAACCCATTATTTATTGACGCATACTGTAAAGAGGCGTCTGTACCTGAATGGAGCGGTTTTACCAAAACAATTGTCATTTGCGAGTCCAATGAAACGAACACTAGCAATTGTACTCTACCGTTGACAATTCTGAGTGAAATTTATAAAAATGACTCTACTGTGAAATGGAAGGTCACAAATGGTGAGGCACTTATTACACGTCCCTTTTTTATTGGAAATATTATTACAAATTTACATTTACAAGGAGACATAAGCGGTAATTTTTTTAAACGGGTACGGTTGCCCGATTTGTGCCGCGATTCGCCTGTACTGCTATCACATCAACGCTGGCGCCCCATCAAATATCTATTGTTAGACGCGCTTTACCTTGGTCTACCAGTCATTCATAATTCTGAAATGCTACGTGAGGTCCGCGGGGGAGAATGGTTCTATACTCTAAACCGTGTAGGTCAGGCAGTTGACTGTTGGGAACGCATCCGTACAGCGCCGCGTCCTGCGATTTCAGAGGTGCGCAGCGCTATTATAGCGAAATGGGGTCCTTCTGTTGCGTCCGCTGCTCTGCCTGGTATTTTACAGAATTCACTCACCTGCGAACGCATCAAGAGAATTGTTGCGGCGCCTTTGCGTATCGCCTTTTTTGACATGTGGGCTGATTTTGTACCTGCACACAATTTGTTTGTCGGCGCTCTCAAACACCACGGAGTTGAACATGAAGTAGACCAGATGGATCCTACACTGATTATATTCGGTCCATTTGGTTCTGATAACCAGCATCCACGCTATAAACATATACCAAAAATTTACTACGTTGGAGAAAACATGCCACCTTTGTCGCGAGAAGATATTATTCTAAACGTAGGCTTCTGCCGCGATGTCAAAGAAAAATATTTGCGTCTGCCCAATTGGATGCTTGAATTGAATTGGTTTAACCAGGTGCCCGCCGAGGTCGTCAACCCTGAGCCGCTACCCGTTCATCTGCTGACACCTGCTGCGACTGTTGCGCGGAACAAATTCTGTGCGTTTGTGTCTACAAATCCCTATTCGATAGAGCGTAACACACTCTTTCATATTGTATCGCGTTATAAGAAGGTTGATAGCGCGGGTGCGTTATTTAGTACGATGGAGAAAATTCCGTGCGGCGCGGGCGGCTCTAAAGGGCAGGCGGCAAAGATAGAATTTTACAAGCAGTACAAATTTGTTCTGGCGTGCGAGAACTCGTCGGCACCCGGCTATGTCACTGAGAAAATTCTGCATGCGAAGATGGCTGGATGTGTCCCAATTTACTGGGGCGACCCGTTGGTTGGACTCGAATTTAATTCTAAAGCCTACATTAATGCGACCGACTTTAAAACAGTTGAGGCTTTGCTACGCCACATTAAGAAGCTCGACGAAGATGATGCTGTATGGTCTTCGGTGGCACGGGAACCGCTGCTATCGGATGAACGTCTTTCTTCTGTCCGCGCAGTATGGGCTGAATTTACCACACGGGTTGCGAATTTTAAATCCGCGCCGATTGGCTCTGTGGCGCCACCGCCCTATAAAACAGATTTCATTGGCTCTGTGGGTGGGCGCGCTGTTGTCACATGTTGTAACTCGGCATTTGTTCCGTCGGCGGTGCGGCTCATTAAATCGAGTAAAAATGTATTCGTATTCACTTGGAACGTGACGGTCGAGGATAAAGAGCTATTGGCTGAAGCGGGGGCTGCGCGTATTATCGAACTTGATACTACATGGAATCCTGGATGGAGTGATTTCTGGAATCCTGCTCACTATGCATGGAAACCGCTTGTAATGTATATCTGTAACAATATTTTTGATAAGAATACAGAGGTATTGTATCTCGACGCCGGTATTGAGGTGTTGCGCGACCTGGCGCCCATTTGGAACCATATTGAAAAAGAAGATATCTTTGTAACGCATATGCCTGAACATGTGATGCAGACAT